TTGAGAGGCGCCGACTTGAGCGGTTCAGTATTGAGAGGCACCGACTTGAGAGGCGCCAACTTGAGAGATTCTAATTTGTATTTGGCCGATTTGCGCGATGCAAATTTGATCGTGTTTCAATCTGGCTTGTGGACGGCATTCATATCGAGTGAATCAATAATAATTGGCTGCCAGCATCATTCCATTGAAGCGTGGGCATCGTTCGGTGATAAAGTAATAGCCGATATGCATCCACACGCATTGGAATATTGGCGCGAGAACAAAACTATCATCCTCGCCATTGCGGATGGGTTGAAAGAGAAATTTAAACAGGAGAAAACCGAATGAACGAAATCGCCAATATCGAACGCAATCTCGTGGGCGAGATGCAATCTCCAGATGAATATCTGGTGTTCAATGATTCCAAAATGGCCCAGATTTTCAGGCTGGCCGAAATCATGGCCACCGGCAAAGCGACCGTTCCGGCCCACCTTCGGGCGTCTCCAGGCGATTGCATGGCGATTTGCCTGCAGGCGGCGCAGTGGGAAATGAACCCCTTTGCGGTCGCACAGAAAACGCACATAGTAAACGGAACGCTCGGCTACGAGGCGCAGCTTGTCATCGCCGTCATCGATGCGAGAGCGCCGATCAAAGGCCGGCTGAAATTCGACTGGGAGGGGGATTGGTCGTCAGTTGCCGGGAAATCCGATAAGAGTAACGGGTTAGCGGTGACCTGCTCGGCGACTTTTATCGGCGATGAAGAGCCGACCAGCCACCGCGTGAGCATGGCGCAAGCCGGCATTCGCAACAGCCCGTTGTGGGAACACGACCCCAAAATGCAACTGGCCTATCTATGTGCAAAACGCTGGGCGCGGCTGCACTGCCCGGACGTAATCCTTGGGGTCTATACCCCGGATGAGTTGGAATCGATTCAACTTGTACCCGAGACCGCCGGCCCGGCCCCCAATCCAGCCAGCCGCACCGAGGCGATCAAGGCGAAAATCAATGAATCGCTGATCCTGTCCGGCGCCGCGCCGGCCATCATCGAAGAGCCGCCAGCGCCGCCGATCAATATGAACCCAGAAACCGGCGAGGTCGTCGGCGATCCGATTGCGGGCCTGCTGCTGGCTCTGAGCGAGTGCGCGACGAACGAGAAACTGGAAGAGTTCCGGCCCGCGATGGCGGGGTTGAAGGCAGGCGAGGACAAAGACCTGTATCGGCGGGCGCTGGTGGCCTGGACGGCGGCGAAGGCGCGCATCAAGACATCGACGGAACCAAGCTGAAGTACGGACCCAAGCTACGGGTGGACTCGTACCGCCGACACCGGCATTATGAGTGCCACCCATAACGTAAATATTCATATAAATCAACAGCACGGTTAAATCAACAGCACGGTGATTTACAATCCAGTTATCCGACCGTCAACGGCCGCTGTTTGCCGTAAACCGCCCGTCACAGGATACCCAAAATGTGTACCGCTCATCCGTCCATGATCAGACCAGAACGCATCCAACTGAGCAGGAAAAAGGGGTGGAGATTGCCCCCCAATACCATCAGCGTATCCCGCCCAGGCAAATGGGGAAATCCGTTTTCAGTCGCCGAGTACGGGCGAGAACTCGCAGTGCGGAATTTTAGGAACCGACTAGTTGGGTTGATCGCAATTGGCGCGCTCGATTTGAGCGAGTTGCGCGGGAAAAACCTCGCCTGCTGGTGCAGGATGGGCGAATCATGCCATGCGGACGTACTGCTGGAAATGGCGAATGCCCCCTGCCATGGATGGCAACTTAAAAACGAGGACTGTGGCGCGCATTGCTTAAGATGCTTTCCTTGAGCGAAGAAACCTTTCCAACCCAAGCAACATTGTTTGATCGCCCTTCGCTCCATCCTCATCGGAGAATGCCGTTATGAACGATGAAATCACCCTGATCGGAGGATCGCATCACCTCTCCACGCCCCGGAAGCGCTTTCACCTGATCGCCCGACCAACTCCAGAACCGATTTCAGAGCTTTCTATTGATCCGCCCCCCGCCAACGCATCGAAACCGATTGCGGTGGAATATTACGACTTGCGGGAATACCTCGTTTTTGGAAAACGATATTGGTTTTACATTTTTAGGGGGTTGGATAAAGACGAGGCGGCTCGATGGATCGAACGCCTGATGGCCACCGAGCCGAAAACCCTACCGCTGTTCGCGTGACCCCGCGTCTAGTATCGCCGCCCGCACGGCGGCCGAACGGTCGCCGTGGTGGTGGGAGGTCGCCAGCCGTTCTAGAGCGGCCAGGGTGTCCGCATCGAGGCGGACGGTGATATGCCGCCAGCCGCTTTCGCGGCGGCGGGCTTCGTAGCGGGTGCGGCGATCAGTCATCGCGCCAGTCAGGCCCGATGCCCTGCTCGCACAGGGCTTGGACCAGCTCTTCATCGCCGGCCGCGAATTCTGCGGCGCGGGCGTGGAACTGCTCGGCGGTGCAGGGGAATTCAAGCCCCTGCTCATCCGCCCATTCCAAAAATTTCTCGTACATTAAATTTCTCCTCAGCCCCCTTGCGGGGGCGGTTGGTTACTTTAATTCCCGGCCAAAGTCAGCCGAGATACCGCCCGGATATGTCGAGAAAATCCCGCCTCCAGCGGATAACCTGCGCGCGTCCTCCAAAGTCGCGCACTTTGCATACGCGACGGAAACCGGGGCTTTGTTTTCTGCTTCTGCTTCTGCGTATCCAGCCCATGCCGGCTCGCAGACGGCGTAGCGAGCGCCGTTCTCGAACGCCGGGTCTTCCGGCGTAAGAGCGAAAATCTTTCTGCTATTCATCTTCTCTCTCCTCGAACGGGCCTTCCAACCACCGACTCCCACTTCCATCGTGGGAGTCGAAAGCGCGGCGGAAACTTTCCGCCTCAGCTTCAGCCTCCTCCATGGAGGGGGCTGGGAACGTTCTGTCCCACTCCCTGACCCGGCCGGGTTCCTCTTCCCGACCCGCCATCCATGCCTCCATCCGATACATCCGATATTCGTTCATCTCTCTTCTCCCGGCGGCGGGATGCCGCCTTTCATGGTTCTCACTATACGCTGTCGTAACACGACAGTCAAGTGGTTTATGTATTGATTTTTATAATGAGTAGTGATAATTATATGTAAATTAAATATAACCTAGGGATGACGATGGCTGAAGGCAGCGTTCCTCGGCGTAAATTGACCGGCAAGCAGGCCAAATTTGTCGTTGAATATCTCAAAGACGATAATGCGGCGCAGGCCGCAATCCGTGCTGGATACAGCAAAACTGTGGCAGCAGAGGCGGGAAGCGAGAATCTTAGAAAACCTTACATAGCAGAGATCATTAACGATCATCTCGACGCGCAACAAGCCAGGACGTTGATTACAGCGGATAAAATTATCCGCGAGTACGCTCGTCTCGGATTTTACGACGTGCGGAGATTGTTCGATGAAAGCGGTTCGCTCAAGCGTATCGTCGATCTAGACGCCGATACTCAGGCCATCATCGCGGGAATCGATGTCGTCACCATCGGCAATTCGGACCGCGGGGTCGGCGAGATTGCAAAAATCCGGCTGGTTGATCGAAAGGGCGCCCTGGATTCGCTGGCACGACACTTCGGTTTGTTCGACGACAAAGCGACGCTATCGGTAGATGCGCTGCTGGCCAACCTGCTGGCCACGATTGCTGGGGCTAAAACAGACGTGTTGAGCCGGGTGCGCGGCGAAGATGGCGAAGGTGGAGACGATGGGGATTGAAAAAAACATCGTCCCAGGAATCGTCCTGAACACCTTGGCCGATCAAGCCTGGCGACTGAACCACATCTACCAGATCACCGACAAGAGCGGAAAAAAAATACCGTTCAAAATGAATTGGGCACAGGAAGAATTTTTTAAGACCATTCATACCAACAATTTGATTCTGAAAGCGCGCCAACTTGGATTTTCTACTTTTATCAATCTGCTGCAACTCGACACGAGTCTATTCGTTCCAAATACGTCGTGCGGCGTCATCGCGCATAACGATGATGCGGCGAAAGAATTGTTCTCGCGAAACATCAAGTTCCCGTACGATCAATTATCGGATTCGATCAAGTCGCTTGCCGGAGCGCCGACGACCGATAGCGCGCATCAATTCAAATTCACAAATGGCTCCAGCATCCGAGTGGCCACATCGCTGCGGTCGGGCACGTTACAAATCCTGCATGTTTCGGAATTCGGGAAAATCTGCGCGCAATATCCGCATCGCGCTCGCGAAATCGTGACCGGCTCCATCGAAACAGTCGGAGCAGGCAGCATCGTCACCATCGAATCTACGGCCGAAGGGTCCAGCGGCTATTTTTACGATTACGCCCAGGCGGCCAAAGCCATAGCCGATTCGCGGCGAAAGCCAAAAAATTCAGAATACAAATTTTTTTTCTTCCCCTGGTGGAAGGAGCCTAGTTACCGCCAGTCCGATACCGTCGCCATCTCTCCGAAACTATCCGAGTATTTCGATAAAATCGAAGTCGAGATCGGCCAGAAACTGCACTTGCATCAAAGATTTTGGTATGCAGGGAAGAAGCAGAAGCTCGGCGACGACTGCTATCGAGAGTATCCCAGCACGCCGGAAGAGGCGTTCTTCGCCTCGCTGGAAGGGGCTTATTACACGCGCCAAATCACGCAAGCCCGCATCGACGGCCGAATCGGCAGCTATCCGCCCAATCCTCGCGCGCCGATCAATACCTTCTGGGACATCGGACTCGACGACTATACGGCGATTTGGTTTCACCAGCAGATAGGGCAGGAACAGCGGTTTTTCCACTATCTAGAAGAGAACGGCGAGCCGTTGCAATTCTACGCTAATGCGGTGCTTGAATGGCGCAATAAAGGATTCACAATCGGAAAGCATTACATGCCGTGGGATGCCGATATTCGAGAAAAAACGTCTGGTGAAAGCTATGCAGATGCCGCCAAAAAACTCGGACTCAACCCCGTCGTAATCGTACGAACGCCAAACCTGGTGTCCGGCATTCAGCAGACGCGATCGGCAATTGGATCGGCAACATTCGATGAAACTGGATGCGAACTCGGGTTGAAAAGGCTATCTGCATATCAGAAAGCATGGAACGAGCGGACGCAAACGTATGCGGATCGCCCGCTGCACGACGAGAATAGCCACGGCGCCGATGCATACCGAATGTTCGGGCAAGGCTACGATTCATCCGCCCGCCGCATAAGCGCGCAGTCTATCCCCTCCGCCGCCGGCTGGACCTGACATGCTGCCCACGATTCCGAATTTTCCCGCTGTCGCCGAATCCCCGGCCATCACCCTCGCGTCGAATGCCGGGATGATGGATGCCGAACGGCAGGCCGAAGATCGGGCCGCACAGGACCGCGCTCCGATCGTGTCGGCCATCGCCGCGCATCTCAAAAAGCGATGGGAAGATGCGAAGCGGGCCAAATCGGACATCGAGACGAAAATGCTGGCCGCGCTCCGGCAGCGGGTCGGCGAGTACGAGCCGACGAAACTGGCGGAAATCCGCAAGATGGGCGGGTCTGAAATCTTCGTTCGCATCACCGACTTGAAGTGCTCCGCCGCATCCTCGTGGATCAGAGACGTACTGTCGCTGGATCGCCCGTGGGGGCTGGAGCCGACCCCGATCCCCGACCTCCCCGCCGATGTGGCGGCCGGTATCGAACAGCAGGCCCAGCAGCAGGCCATCCAACAGATGCAGGCCGGCATGATGATGATGCCGCCGGATCGGGCGGCGATGGAACAGATGCTCGCCGAGGCCGCCGAACAGGCGAAGGCCCGCGCGAAGAAGGCGATGGAGAAGGAAGCGCGGGAACGCGCAGAAAAGATGGCGCTGGCCATCGAGGACTATCTGGACGAGGGCGGATTCAAGGCGGCGCTGGGCGAGGCGCTGGACTGGGATTTGGTCACGTTCGGGACCGCGATCATCCGCTCGCCCGTCGTGCGGCTGCGGCGGCGCTTGCAGTGGGAAGCGGATCAAATGACGGGAGCGTGGGCGCCGAAGGAGGTCGAGGAGTCGTTCCCCGGCGTCGAGCGCGTCAGCCCCTTCGATCTGTACCCGTCCGACGATGCCATTTCCATCGACGATGCCGGCTACCTGCTGGAAAAATATCCGCTGTCGCGGGCAGAACTGGCCGCCTTCAAGGGCGCGGAAAACTGGAATACCGTCGAAATCGATGCGGTGCTGGAAGAATACGGGCGCGGCGGGCTGCGCGAGTGGACGACCACCGATTCATACCGCGCCGTCCTGGCCGAACGCAGCGATGCCGGTCAGTACAGCGAGAAGCTGGACGCGCTGATTTTTTGGGGCGAAATCCAGGGGCGGCTGCTGCTGGACTGGGGGATCAAGTCGGTCGAACCCCTCGCCGAATATGCGGTGGAGGCGTGGTTGATCGGGACGCACGTGGTGCGGGTCGAGATCAAGGAGCCGCACATGCTGGCCCGCCCGTATCAGAAAGCCGTCTACCGCCAGCGACCGGGTTCGTTTTGGGGGTTGGGCGTGCCCGAATTGATGGAAGACGTACAGCAGCAGGCGAACGCCGCCGCCCGCGCGCTGGCGAACAATATGGCGTTGGCATCCGGCCCGATGCTCGGCATCGACATGGAGCAAATGCCGCCCGGCGAGGATGGCTCTCGCGTCTGGCCCTGGAAGGTCTGGCGCTTCAACACCGGCAAATTCGGCAACACCAACACGCCGCCGATCAGCTTCTTCCAGCCGCAGATGCACGCGATGGAACTGATGCAGATCTATGAGAAATGGGTTCGCATCGCCGACGAGGTGACGGGCATCCCGGCCTACGTCCAGGGCAACGAGAACGTGGGTGGAGCCGGAAAAACCGCCAGTGGCCTGTCGATGCTGATGGGCGCCGCGACGAAACAGATCAAGTCGGTCATCGCGAACATCGACGCGGGGCTGATCGAGCCGCTGATCGACGGGTTTTTTCGCTATGCGATGCTGTATCACCCGGACAATTCGATCAAGGGTGACTGCAAGATCGTCTCGAAGGGCAGCACGGCGCTCATGATCCGCGAGCAGGCGCAAATCCGTCGCAACGAGTTTTTGGCCACGACCAACAACCCGGTGGACCTGCAAATCATGGGACTGGGCCGCCGGGCCGAACTGTTGCGCAGAGTCGCGGAAACGCTCAGCATCGATGCCGACGACATCGCGCCGACCCGCGAAGAGATGGACCAGCAGCAGGCCGCGCAACAACACATGCAGATGCAGATGATGCAACAGAATCCCCAGCCCGGCGCGGCGCTCGGTCCCGATGGCCAGCCCGTGGCCGGGCAGGATGTCCGTCAATTCAATCCCGAGGGCTAAATCATGGCATTTCGTGAAGATGCGAAAATCACCAAGTTTTCGACGACCGCGTTGACGGTCAACGGTAAGGAACTCGCCGCATCCGCCACGCTGACACCGGCGGCCGGCGGATCGAACGTGTGCAACGTCACCATCCAGCTTAAGACCGGGCTGGGCAAGACGCTGGCAAACGCCAACGTGGTCGATGTGTGGCTGTCGGACGCCGCGACCGGACTCGGCATCACCGGGACCGCCGCCAGCGGCACCCCGGCGCCGACGACCGGGACCATCCTGGGCATCCTGACCGCAAAAAAGGCGTGGCGCGTCGCATCGTCGGCGACCGGCGGCATCGTGCTGGAGATCACCGATACCGCGAAAACCGGGTTTTACGTGGCGGTGGCCGTCAACGGCGCCATCGTCGGCGTTTCCGCGCAACTGGTTGCGGCGAACTACGGATGATGAACCTGTCGCTGGATCGACTCGAAGCGATAGCCGTGCTGTCCGAACGGCGCGAATATGCCGTCATGCTGGACTGGCTACGCGATGAGACGGACAAGCGGATACGCGAGGCGATTGCAACTGCCGATCCACGGGCGTGCGGGGCTGCGGCGATGCTGCAAGACCTGACGGACACGCTGAGAAACGTGAGATCGATTTACGACCGCACCCGGAAGACCGAATCAGGCTCCGGGATTACTTGATCGCGAATACCCAAGAGGCTCGCACATGGCTATACCCGAATCGTTGCTGGAGCAGGAAAAGGCGGCTGAAGAGGCCGTCCGGCAGGCGTACACCCAAGAGGGCACGCCCGATGCCGAGGCTTTGCCCCCCGATGAGTCCGTAGAGAGTGGGGCGCTAGAACCACAGCCCGAAGCGGGCGGCGAGTGGCGGCACAAGTACGAGGTGCTGCGCGGCAAGTACGATGCCGAACTGCCGCGCGCGCTGGATGAAGCCCGATACTGGCGCGATCGATGCGACCAGTTACAGGCCCAACTCGGCGCGATGGCGCAACAGCAGCCCGCCGCCGAACCGCATCCATCGGAACAGGATCTGACGGATTACCTCGGCGAAGACGCAGCGAAGGTCGTCGCCCGCATTCTCGACCAGCACAAGCGCGAGATGGAAGAGAAGTTCGGGCAGGTGGCGAATCTGTCGCGGCAGTCGGCCGAACAAACGTTCTGCACGCAAGTCCGCGCGGCATTCCCTAACTACGACGACATGCAGGCCGATCCGGGACTCAACAACTGGTTGGCGGGGAAGTGGCCGGGGCAACGGCAAACTCGCCTCCAGCAGGCCGAATCGCTGGCGAAGGCGCTGGATGCGGACGGGTTTATCTCGCTGTTGCAGGCGTACCAGCCCGCTTCGGCACCGGCCCGTCCGACCATGCCGGGACCGACCCCGCGTCGCGCGGCGGGGAGCGGGACGCCGCCGCCGGCCACGAGAAGCATCAGCCCGGCCGAACTGGAGTCGTTCGGGCCGCGCATCATGAGTCTGAAGAACCAGGGTCGCTATCAGGAAGCGGCGGCACTGGAAAGAGAGTTCGACGCCACCGTGCGAGAAAAGCGCATCGGCGCCTGACGAGTTGCACTGTCGTGAGACAGAGCGTTTTACCTTGAGGGTTTTATCATGGCTTATCCAGTCGCACCGGGTTCCGCCGCGTACAGCAACGTGTGGATTCCAGAAATCTGGAGCACGAAACTCAACGTGAAGTTTTGGGACGCTTCCGTCGTCCCGTCCATCTCCAACACGGACTGGCAAGGCGAGATCGCCGACAAGGGCGATAAGGTCATCATCCGCCAGATTCCAGACATCACCATCCGCGACTATGCCAAAGGCCAATCGTTGGTCTACGAGCAGCCGGAAAGCGAGAACGTCGAACTGCTGATCGACAAGGGCCACTATTGGGCGATCCGCATGGACGACGTGGACAAGGTTCAGACCGACATCGAATGGATCAGCAAGTTTGCGCTGGACGCCAGCGAGCAACTCAAGATCAAGGTGGATACCACCGTGCTCGGCAGCATCTACGCCAGCGTGTCCAGCACCAACAAGGGGCTGACGGCGGGCCGCAAGTCGTCCAGCCTCAACCTGGGCGTGACCGGCACGCCGCTGGCCATCGACAAGACCAACGTGCTCGATTACATCGTGGACGCGGGGACGGCGCTCGACGAAAACAACATCCCGGAAACCGGGCGCTGGATCGTCATGCCGCCGACCATGATCGGGCTGATCAAAAAGTCCGACCTCAAGGACGCCAGTCTATCGGGAGACGGAACGTCCGTGCTGCGCAACGGGCGGGTTGGCACCATCGATCGGTTTACCATCTATTCCAGCAACCTGCTGACCAGCGCCAGCGACGGCGGCCATACGTGCTTCAACATGGTGTTCGGTCATGCCAAGGGGCTGGCGTTCGCGGAACAGATTCCGAAAGGGAAGATCGAGCGGTTGCGGGCCGAAACCTCGTTCGGCGAACTGGTGCGCGGGCTATGCGTGTACGGCTTCAAAGTCGTCTTCCCGGCCGCGCTGGGCAATCTCTACGGCTACAAAGCGTGAGGTGATGCATGAGCACTTACAGCGTGGTAACGGGTAGCGGCGTCAACGCCTATCCCTACAACCTGGCCGGAATCTACGAGGTGCAGGCCAAGGTGGACTTTTCCACCATCAACAGCGGGTCCGGCACGGTACAGAACGACATCATTCAGTTGATTCAGGTTCCGGCCAACACTCTGGTCCTGGGTCTGTCGTTCGCGGTGACGACCGTCAGTGCCAACATGGCGGATTTCGACCTGGGCGACGGGGATGTCACCGACGGCTACGTGGATGGAGCCAGCATGGCGACCGTCAACGATGGCTGTTCGTGGCAGACCACGTTCAACGAGGCAACGCCCAACACCACCAAGGAAGGCATGTCGCTCGGCAAGTTCTACACGGTGGCCGATACCATCGATCTGAAGCAAAATACCAACGCCACGGTGGTAACGGGCGTGCTGAAGGTCAAGGCGCTGCTGATCGATATGAATATCTACTGAGCGAATGGCTCGATACCTCAAACAAACCCCGTCCGGTGATATTTATCACTGGACGGCGCTTCTGGCGGAGCGGGAGGACATGGAAGAAATTCCAGACCCTTTCGCGCCGTCCGTTCCGACCGATCACCCCGACTCGGTAACGCCTCATGACCACGCTGTCCGACCTGCGCGGGGACGCCCGCCTAAGACTCGATGATGGAGTAGTCCCGTACCTATGGAGCGACGCCGAACTCGATGCCTGGATCAACGAGGCGATTCGCGAAGCATCGCTGCGGGCCGGGCTGAACCGCCAAAAAATCGAGATCGACATCACCGCCGCCGAAAGTGAATGTACGCTCGGCGAGAGCATCGTCTACGTGCATCGCGCCCGACTGGTTTCGGGGAACCGAGTTCTGGACCGAACGTCGCGCGACGATCTGGATTCCTGCCGAACGGGCTGGGAAGCGGCCACCGGAAGCCCCCGCGCTTTCTTCATCGAAGGCAACACGCTGACGCTTTACCCCACTCCAATCGCGGCCGATACCCTGGAGCTTCGCGCCGAATGCTACCCGGACCTCCTGGAAGCCGATTCGGATGAGGTTGCATTCGAGTCGCACGATGTATGGCCGCTGCTCGAATGGGTCATCTATCGGGCCGCGCAAAAGCGCGATGTCGATTCCATCCTGCCGAACCCCGACCAATACGATTCTGCATTCACCCGCCGATTCGGGCCGAGGCCCAGTGCCCGCACGCGACGCGGCTGGCAGGAATACGGCGGCACCAGTACCGCGAGGATTCCGTTATGAAGCGCGCGAAGAAGGTGAAGAACTACCAGAGCGGCGGATCAGTTAGCGGCCCCGGCACGGCGACTAGCGACAGCATCTTGGCACTGCTCAGCAACAAGGAGTATGTCCTGCCCGCCCCTGCCGTTCCGATAATCGGTCTGCAAAATCTGGAGCGTGCCCGCGCCGTCGCCAACTTCATCGCAGGAAGCCGCTCGCCCTCGTCGGCAGACGATCTGCGTCAGACCGCCGGGCGCTTAGTCGATGCGGCGGCCCAGTCGGGGGCGCCGACGCGCATGACCCCGGCCGGGTTCGGATTGCGAGCGCTGACCGAATCGCAGCCCGCCTATGCGGCGACGCTCGATGCGCCCGAAGCCCAACAGGCCATGCAACAGAACGATGCCTATCGGCTGATGCGCGGCTATGCCATGGGGGGAATGGTGGATAACGGGCTGTATTCATACGACCCGGCGACCAACAACTATGCCAGCAGAAATCCTGGAACGGGCAACGATCTGACGCAGGCGAACGCGATGAATGCCGCCGCCGACCGCATGAAGGCGATGCGCGAGGGTCCGCCCGCCGCGCCGATGGCTCCCATGCAACCGACTCCATCGACGGGGTTGGCATCCATCGCGAATCCGTACCAATCCTCCATCGATGCGTACAAAACTGCGCGGGCTGGCGCTGATACTCTGGATGTGGCATCAGGCCGCTTCGACCGGGAATATGTGCCACGATTTGCGGGTGGTGGCATGGTCGGACAAAACGAGTGGGAACGGCTGCCGAGATTTGCGACGGGATACAATCCCGACGAAGAATTCTCCCGTCCAGCAGAAGAATCCGCCATGGGAAGATGGTGGAGAGAAAGCCCGATCGCGCAGAGTTACGGAAAATATTCAGCTCCGCCCGCACCATCAGTTCGGACTCCGCCGATCATTCCGCAGTCTTATGGAGCACCTCAACCGGCGGCTCCCGTTCCGACTCAGCAGCCCAGCCAACCTGCGTTCGACCAACCATCAACCGTCCAAGACGCCGCCCGCCGCATGAAGTTGAGTCAGTTGACGGCCGGTTTGGATCGCGCCGCGCTGACTTCTGGTGGAGCGACTCAATTGCCTGGAACCGACGTATACCGAACCGTGACGCCGGCTCCCGGCTTCGGTCCCAACAATCCGAATCGCGTTCCGGCTCCAGGCCAGGTTGCGGGATCGACGACCTATTCAGTGCCCGGATCGGCGGTAATGGGCGGTGGCGCGCCGGGCTATGCGACATTCCAAGGCTTGCCCAAACAGGGCGGATCGCTCGGCTACGTCGGCACGCCGGAAACCGCTGGAATGACGCAGGACCAGGCAACTGCCTACAACGTCGGCAACATCAATCGTCAGTATGAGGCCATGCGCGCTCTGAACGAGGCGCGGGCGCAGGCTTACGGTGGCGGGCAGCAGGGCACGGCCGGCGGGTTGGACGTGCAAGACCTGATGAGGTTGGCCAATCCTTTCTATGCTCCAGGACAGAGCTACGGCGACGAAGTATTGAACCGCGACCGCTTCATGCGGCAGTTCGATGGCGGCCCGTCCGGGAAAGGTCTCAAATACTTGGCCGCAGCCGAACAGGGATTGAACCAGGCGCAGGCCGGAAGGCTGCAAGCTCTCGGGCAAATCGAACAGGCTATGGCGGCTCTGAGGCAAAAACAGGAAGGTATCTCTCCTTATCAGTGGGGCCAGTTGGCGAACGACCGCGCCCGGTTGTCCTTGGATCAAGGACGCTATCAGGCGGAAGCTCAGGATCGGGCCGCGACTCGGCAAGCGACCTTGGAACAGAAGGCGAAGGAATACGCATCGAAACTGCCCAAGGAGCAACTCCAGCAAAAGACGAACGAGATTTTAGATGCCTACTATAATGCAGTGACGAGCAACAACGCGGCAGAGGCGGCAAAGCTGAAGCCGCTGGCCGAATTGTTCTCGCACTTCAACATGCAGACCGACCTTGCAAGTTATTTACAACCAGACGGGAGATGACAAATGGAGCCATATCAGCAACGAGTTATCGATGAAAGGCGAGAGCTATTTGACAGGCTGGAAAAACTCAAGTTTTTTATCGATGGAAAATTATTTATCGAATTGCCGGAAAGCGAGAAAATAAGAATGAAATTACAAGCCGATTATATGGCTATGTACTTGAGCGTGCTGGACGAAAGAATACTTAACTTCGGGAAATAAGGTATGGGAAAGGTTGTCGATTTTACCGGAATCACGCGACTAGATTTGCCGGTAGAGCGGATTCTCGATAAGGCAAAAGAAAAATTAAAATCCGTCATCGTGATCGGGTGGGATAAAGACGGTTACGAATATTTCGCATCGAGCATCGCCGATGGCGGCGATATATTATGGTTGCTGGAGCGATTCAAAATAGCGTTGATGAGCGAAAACGGAGATTGAAATGGCAAATTGGTGGGACGATATCCTGAACGAGAAGGGCGACCGTCCCAACCCGTCGCCCGGTTTGTCTCCACCATCTCCATCGCCAGGCAACCAGTCCTATGGACTGGCATCGATTCCCGCCGGGCCATCGTTCGGCGAACTGGTGGCGAAATACCGCCAACCCTCTCCGTTTGATGCGCCGCCACCTCCAGCGCCATCGCTGCCGTCTCCTCCCAAGACGCAACCGAACTTCGATCTAGGCAATACGGCGGCTGCCCTATGGGAAGGCGCGCGCGATCAATTGGTTCCTGGGTTCAAAAGCGCGCTCGCACAAGCCTATACCGGGATCAACCCGGTAGAACCGGGATCGGTCGCAGCCCGCTGGATGGCGGAAGGACGCGCGGCTCAGGAACAGAGCGACGCGCGCATGGAGGAACTTCGCAAATCCGGGCAACTGGATCGAACCAGCGAAGCCGTTCGACAAGCTATGCCCAGCCTCGGATTCTCCGGCGTTACCATGCTGGGGTCGATTCCTGCTGGCATCGGCGCCGGTTTGGCTGCCGGGGCGGCATCTCTCAATCCGATAGCGGCTGGAGTGGCGGGATCGGCCGCTGCCGGCGCGGTCGGTGGCGCGCTCGGTTATCGTATGGCGGGGTCGCAGTTGTTGAACGACTCGCTCGCCGGGATGGAACAGGAAAGCCATAAACAACGCGGACGCGGGCTGACCGCCGACGAACGCCAGCGCGCCATCGATGCGTTGACGCCTATTGCCCAGAACACTGGTTTATGGGAAGCCGGGCCAGAAGCCATCGGCAACGCGGCCATGTTCGGATTGGGCAAGGTCGCTCTCGGACTAATGCCCAAGGAAGCCATGGCCAATCTGGCTAAATCGGCTTTCGGCAGGCTGGGCGTTCGAGCCGGCGCGGGCGCCGCCGCACTGGGGACTGAAGTCGGGACCGAAGGCGTCACCCAGTTCGCTCAAGGGAACGACCAGCAGCGCAGTCAAGCTATCATCGATGCGATTTTGGCCGGGCAAGACCCGAATGAAGCCGCCGCCGCAGTCGTTCCGCAGTATCAGGGTGCGGCCGGCCTATGGCAGGCCACGAAGGACGTAGCTCCGGCCACCATCGCCACCGTATTGATGATGGGCGGCATCGCCAAGCCGATTCACATGGCTGGATCGGCGATTCAAGCCCGCCGCGAGGGCAAGGCCGCCGTTTCCGACGCCGAAGCCGCCACCGCCGATTTGCGCGCCAATCTGGATCTCGCCCGCGAGCCGGACATTCTGGAGGCGCTGCAAGGCTACGACGCCATCGAACAGAGCCGGAATCTGCCGGCCGCCGCCGCCGAACGATTGAACGCGGCCCGCCGGCAACTCATGGACGAACTCCAGTTGCGGGCCTCGCCCGAGGCGCTGGCCGCTCCTCTCGACAGCCCGCGCGGCATGGCCGGGTATCTCGGATTCGCCGGGCGCGCGAACGAACTGGACGATGCCGCCGTGCAGGAAGCCGCCGCCCGGCCGCTGGCCCCCGATGCACCGCCCGAATTGATCGACGCCCGCACCCGATATCAGCGCGAGTTGCAGGTCCGGCAGGGACTCACCCAGGCTGCCGATTACTTCCAGCAGAATCCCGCCGCCGTGGACGGGGTGGCAAAGGTCTTGGGCGATATCGCCGCAGGGAAACCGCTGGCAAAAGGCGCGCATGGGTCCGTCGATTACAATCTGGCGTCCCTGTCGGACGATCAGTTGATGCGCTACCAACGGGCGAGCGACGTCCTGTTGCGCGACCACGGCGACGCGCTGGGCAACGCGCGCCCCGGCGTCGAAAAGGCGCTGGGCATGCTGGGACAGGAAGCCGAACGCCGCGCGGCCGGCGAACGCCGCGACCCGCAAGCCATTCGCGAGGCGGACGTGGCGGAACGGGTCGCGAAGACGAGCGGGAAGGCGCTGCCGAAACTGTTGGCCGGGCTATCGCCAGATGCGCTGGATCGCATGGCGGCCGGACTGGATGCGCGGGCCGGGCTGGAACCGGGCCTTGCCGATACCGCCCGCGCGATTCGCCAGCAGGCGCAGCAAGAGCGATTGAAATCGTTCAACCCGCAAGGCCAGCAACCGCCCGCCGCGCCCCAACAGGGCCAGCAAGAAAATCTGAAACGGGAAGTCGCCGATCTCAACCAGCAACCACCGATCCCGGCGCCCGGTTTGCCGTCGCTGCCCGCCGGACCCGTGGTCCCCAATATCCAGAATCCTCAACCCTACGGCCAGAATATGTTAGCGGCGGCCTTGGCGCGCCAGCAGGCGGAACGGAACGTCGCGCCGGCAGGGTTGCCCCCCGTGCCTGCGCTGCCGCAATGGGGCGGCCCACCGGGGGCCACCGAACGTCCGACGCAACCCGCACCGTCGGTAGGACCGGCATTCGAACCGCCCGTTCTGTCTGGTAGCGCCGAACTCGGCCGGCTGCTCGGACCTCAGCCGGCTCCATCGCAACGGCAGACGCCATCCCCCGCCCGTTCGCAATCGCTGGGCGACCTATTGAACCAGCCCTCTCGCCTCGGCGTGGTTCCGCCCGCGCCAGCGAGAGCGCAAGGACCACTTTCCCCCAATGCCATCGCGCCACAAGCCAAAGCGCAACCACCCGTGGGCCTGCCCGCCGGACCAAAAGGAGCGAGCGGAGCACGTCAGGAAGGAACGGGAGCGCAACAAGGATCGGAACTGGGCGCTAAGAAAGTGGCTTCTGAAGTCGTTCCGATAACTCCATCACAACCCGGAGCATCCCAAAATGCCGAAACAGTACGAGTCGATCAGGGACAAGGCCGCCAAGGGCGCAAAAAAGGACAGCCCGGCCTACGACGAGGCGCAGTCGAAAGCGGCGGCGAT